AGAGTACCTAACCATGTACGCCACCGTCACCCTCGCGGATCTCAAAGTCGGGATGGCCCAGCAGTGGGATGATAGCGTGTTCTGGACGGAGGAGGAAGCCCGCCTCGCGATCAACGAGGCGCTGCGCGACTGGAACCTGCTGGTCGGCCGCTGGCATCGCCGCCTCACGATGTCCACCGGCGCTGGCACGGTGGAGTACGCGCTCGCCTCCACCCTGATCTACGGCACGCGCGTGAAGGTGGGCACAACCCCCCTCATCCCGGCCTCACTCCTAGAGTTGGATCTCGCCCGCCCCACGTGGCGCAGCGAAACCACGGCCTCGGGAGGCGACGTCCCCACCACTCCGATCCACTGGGCACCCGTGTCGCTCCAGCGCATCGCGATCTGGCCAGCCACCGTCGGCGCGGGCGTGAACGATCTGCTGGTAGACGGAGTGGCCGCCACCCCTGTGCTGGTGGAGGACGCCGACACGGTGGATCTCGGCGAGGAGCTGCACGACCCGCTGCTCGGCTACGCCCTGCACGTGGCGGCCTTCAAGGAAGGGGGCGTGCGCTGGCAGGCGACTCTCCCCTACTTCACCGATTTTCTGAAGCTCGCGGCGCAGGAGAATAGCCTGCTGAAGGCGAACAAGGCGTACAGGCGGTTCGCAGGACTGGACCGCCGGCGCGACCTGCAGAAAACCAAGGATGTGCCGACGCGCATCGACGGGCTGGGCGCACAGGAGCCTGCATGATCGATCAAGACTTCCTTAGCGAGATCCAGTACGCCCTCCTCGAACCCCCCGATGGGGGCGCCACCTGGCCCTCCGAGGTCTGGATGCGCGACGAAGTCATCGGCAACCTCAACAGCGCCATCTGGGGCTGGCTCCGCGATACGCACGCGATCGTGACCCGGGTCGAAGCCGCCCAGCTCGCCGCTAGTCTCGGGGTGGTGACGCTCCCGGCTGACTGGCTGGCCACCTGCGCGTGTGTCTGGCGATCCGCCGCGGGCGCCCGCACCCCACTCGGACCAGTGGATCGGTTCGAGGGGGATCTCGCCCTCCCGTCGTGGGAGGACACTGGGGGTACCCCGCTCGGCTACGACGACTTCGAGAGTGACACCCTGACCCTCCAGCTCCTCCCGATCCCAGCCGCCAACGGCACGCTGGAACTCCTCTACGTGGCGCGCACGACGGCAGTGAATGGGGGCGGGACGACTCTGCCGGTCCCGGAGGAGTTTCTCTCTGGGGTCAAGTACGGCACCCTCGGGGCGCTCCTGCGGAAAGTCGGGCGGCTGGTCGATGCGGAGCGTGCGGCCTACTGCGAGCAGCGGTACAATCTCACCGTGCTGCTGACCAAGATCCTGTTGGGAGGGTTCGCCTGATGCCTGAGCAATCCTCCAAGCGCGGCGACAGCGTGACGGCCGCGCCGTTCACCGGGGCATTCGAGAACCACCTGATCCGCTTCGGCGCGAAAGGGCTGAATCTCAAGGACTCGCTCGACGTCCTCGAAGGCTGGTCGCGCCACACCAACCTCGATCACGACAACATGGGCGAGGCCACGGTGCGCCCCGGACAGACCGCCCTCGCGACCGCTGGGGTCGCCCATCACTCGGTGCGTAAGCTCCGCGACGAGCAGGCGGGCACCTTCACGCGCCTCTGGGGGATTGACACCGATCTCTACATCGGCGCCAGCGGGGCCCTCGCGGCCATCGACGCGGGGTACTCCGGCGACCCGCTCACCCTCCTCCCTCATCGACCACCACTCTCAGGCGACCCGTGGATGTTCGTCGCCGATCGCAACCGGATGCGGAAGGTGCGCGCCGACGGCCTCGATCTGCCCATCGGGTTGCCCGCCCCTGCTGCTGCCCCGGCGGTCGCCCTCGGCACCGAGTACCGCACCCCCATCGCGGGCTTCGACGCCGCCGATGCAACCGACGCGGCGGTGTGGACCGGCGTCCCTGGCCACGACGAGAACGGCCACGTCAGCGGTTCTCCGAGCGCGTCCGACAATGCGGCGTCCCCCACAGGCGGCAGCGTCTACTTCCTCACCAACGACGGGGGGATCGACTCCGCGTACGATAGCTGGTGGGGGCTCGCCCTCGCGCGTGACCTGAGCCTGCTCACCGAAGTAGGCGGGGCTGCGACACGTCCCGCGACCGACGACGATGTGCTGCACCTGTGGCTGATGACGAGCCACCCGCAGCTCATTCAGGAGATCCGCGTCTACCTGGTGGTGTCCGCCGTCTTCGATCCCACCGTGCTCCCCGGCACCGACGACACGGCAAACACCGACGCCTACGTGAAGGGCTTCCGGCAGAACGACTTCGTTCAGTTCATTCAGGCGCAGCAGTCGCAGATCGACTCGGCCGAGACCGCGCGAGTGTATGCGCTGCGCGACAAGGATCTGGACGAGCGCGCGACCGCGATCACGGAACTCGAACCGCGCACCTCGTGGGCGGACGCGCGTGCAGTCATCGATCCGAAGCGCGCCAAGTCGTTGCAGATTGGCGCGGGCGTCCACCAGTGGTTCGAGTGGGGGGCGGTAGGTCGCAGCCTTCGCCGCGGCGACTTCCAGCGCCTGGGATCCACCACGGGGCGCGACTGGGCCACCGTGACCGGGGTGATCATCTACGTGCGCACAGCGGTCACCACCATCGAGCGCATCGTCGCGGTCGGCGTGGATGATCTCTATCTGACTGGCGGCTTCGGCCTCGACACGATGGAAGTGGGCGCACAGGTCTACGACTGGCGCTACACCCATTACGACCCGCGCACGGGCGCCGAGGGCAACGGCTCACCAGAAATGATCGACGCCAACAAGCTCGACGCGCTGCGCCGGCAGGTCACCGTCACGCCAGCCGCCTACGGCGATGCCGACGTACGCCAACGCTTCTACCGGCGAGGTGGCAGTCTCATCGACGACTGGTACTTCGAGGGCGAGAACGCGGCGGATGGGGGCGCCTTCACCGCGACCGATACCGACGACGCCCTCTCGGCCGCCGGCACCTTGCCCATCGATCACTACCAGCCCGTACCAACCGTCGATGACACGGGCGCCACGGTACTCGCGCAACCCTTGCCTGCCCTGTGGGGCCCGCTCGAAGGGATGCTCTTCGGCTGCGGCGATCCGTACCGCCCTGGGCACCTCTACTACTGCCTGCCTGACACCCCCGATCACTGGAGTGCCAGTGGCCACGTCGAGGTCTGCCCGCCCTCCGAGGTGCTCATGAACGGGGGCCTCGTAGGGGCGCAAGCATTTGTCTTCAGCAAGGAGCGCCTCTACGCGGTCTATCCGAACCTCACCGGGGTGGCAGGGGCGGTGGCGACGGCGCCCACGCTCTGCAAGCGCGGCCTCCGCCTCTCCCGCTGGGCGATGGCGGTGGGGCCGGGCGGCATCTACTTCGTGACTGAGGATGGCGTCTTCGTCACGAGCGGCGGTCCTGAGGAGTGGATCTCTCGAGAGATCGATCCCCTGTTCACTGGTGTAGCCGTCCACGGGTACCAGCCTATCGACAAGACGGCCGGCACTGCGCTGCGGCTGACGATCTGGGAGAACAAGCTGTACTTCTCGTACCAGGACATCCTCGGAGCGCGGCAGGTGCTCGTCTGGTCGATCCTCAATCGCTTCTGGCGCCACTACACCTTCGGGCGCGCGCAGACCAGCCTGCAAGGCGAGGACGAGGATCTCCTCCTGATCGGCAGTCTCAATCTCGGCACGAGTTACACGCATGACGGCGTGACCGACGCCGGGCTGGCAATCCCGTGGACGATCCGCACGGGGGCCGTCTCGGGGGGCTCGCGCGAGGAAAAGCTCTTCGGCGATCAGTTCCTCGATGTGGACAGCAGCAGCGACACCGTGACCGTCCAGAACTTCCTCAATGAAGAGACCGTCAGCAATCTCTCGCAGGCGATCGCTGGCGTGGTGGGGCGGCAGCGGTACATCCTCGATGCCTTCGGTGACGCCCCTCAGAAAGCGCACTCGCTCTCGATGGAGGTGCGGGGGAGTTCGGCCTCGGCGCTCCCGCCCACGCTCTATCAGGCGGGTGTGGCGATCACGCTGCAACCCGACATCACCGCGCGGCGCGTCACCAACTGGGACGACCTGGGGGCGTCCGATGAGGTCTGGCTCTCTGGCGTGACCTTCGACTGCGACACCGGCGGGGTGAGCAAGACCGTGCTCATCGAGCGCGACTACAACGGGGTGCGTACCACGGTCGACACGCTCACGGTCCTCGCCGATGGACGGCACAAGGTCAGTTTCTCGTGGCCCGCGGTCCCCGCGCGGATGGTGCGCGTCCATCCCGACAGCGACGTCTGCGAGTTCTGGCTGCTCTACCGCGCCGACTGGATCTGGGTGGCGGAGCCGCCGCGCATCAGCCAGTGGGACATCCACTTCGAGAACGCTTGGGATCAGTACTACACTGGCCTGGATCTCTACTGCGACACCGGCGGACTGGAGAAGCGCATCGAAGTCTCTGTTGACGGGGTGCAGCTCACCAACACCCTCGGAGGTGGCCTCTCCTACTGGCCGATTACGACGACAGGCCGGCAAGTCGTCCACCTCACCCTCCCGTGGGGACGGGGGCACGTCTTCCGCTTTCGCGCCATCGATCTCAATCCCGGCCTCCTCTACCAGCATCGGTGGCAGTTGCAGGAGGAGCCGGCCGAGCAGGCGAACTGGAACCAGAACTTCTCGATCTTCGGCACGCGCGCCGACAAGTGGCTGAAGGCGGTGATCTTCGAGTGCGACACCTTCGGCGCTAACAAGCAGGTGCAGATCGAGGTGGACGGGACCACGGTCGAGACGATCACGGTGAACACGAACGGACGCCGTGTGGTACAGGCAGCACTCACCGTGCAGCAGCTCGGGCGCGTCTGGCGTATGTTCCCCGTCGATGGCAACCCCGGTCGCCTCTACAGCGCGCAACCGATCTTCGACGAGGAACCGTACCAACTCGACCGCTGGGAAACCCAGGAGACCAATCACGGCGTGCCGGGCTGGTTTACGCCTCTCTACGGTCACCTCGTGCTGAAGTCCACGTATCCGGTCACGCTCACGACCATCGTGCAGCACAACCAGCCGCGGGCCGGGTCAGCCGCACATCACACCACGACCGAGTACGTGATCCCGGCGACGGGTGGCGTGAAGGCGAGTCACTTCCAGAGCTTCCAGGCGGGGAAGGGTGTACTGATTCGCTACATCTTGACGAGTGCAGCCCCGTTCTGGCTCTACAAGGCGGAGACAGTTGTAGTTATCCGGCCGTGGGGATCTCCCGCACCGATCACGGTCAAACCGTTCGGCGATGACGACACCGATCCCACGCGACCGATGGTGAACTCGACACTTGCGGCGGAGCGCGCCGGAGGATCCGCGTGACCCTCAGCGCCACCGCCGTCTCGCCGATCAAGCGGGTGTTCCCGCATGTGGGTGAGGTGAAGGACTGGACCGCGCAGCAGAGTTTGCGCCTCCTCTGGGATCGCATCCACGATCTCGAAGAACGCCTACAAGCCGCGCAGTCGACCATTACCGATCTCGTCTCCGGGCACAACGCGAACGAGACCGCTGTGGCTGCCGTTCAGCGCGACGTCCAGCAGGCCCTCGTCCTCAGCCAGCAGATCGGCGCAGACGGCACAACAGTTGGCAGCGGGAGCGAAGCGGGCGCGCTCCCTGGAGGGGGAGACGGTGGTGGCGGCGCCATCGGCTGCGCGGCGGCGGGTCCGAGTGGGCACGACACGGGTGGCTTGCTGAATGCGATCCGCGCAGGACAGATCATCTGCGGCACCGGCAACGAGTTCTCGGCGCTGAAGAACGCGACCGCCGATCTCGCCACCCGTCAGGCGAACGCCGAGCAGCTCCTCCGCCGCATGATCTGGCACCTGCGCGAAGCTGGCTTCACGGCCGGGCGGCAGAAGAATCCGTCAGGCGCGATCTCGAACGACAAGCTCTGCGTGGTGGTCGACGGCGTGACACGCTGCTACGATGTGTTTATCGCCTACGACGCCTACACCGTCCCGATGGCGACGACCATGACCGAGGTGAGCGGGGCGAACCTGCAGGACGACGCGGGCTGGCCGGACTAGTGGAGGCGCAGCATGGTGACTGGACGGGTACTCCCCCCGAAGGAATGGACGCGGATCGCCCACTTGGAGCCGTACGCCTCGGGGGGCTTGCCTGACCCGGATCATTGGCGGATAGTAGTGGCTGAAGATGCAGGCCGTGTGGTGGGCTGCTGCGCGCTGTTCGACACGGTTCACTGGGACTGCTGGTCGGTCGATCCGGCCTACAGGGGGAATCCGGTGGTGTTCAAGGATCTGATCGAGGGCGGCGTGCAGGTGATGCAGGAGCACGGGATCGATCTGGTGCACACGACGGTACCTGACGGACAGCCGGCGGTCGAGGCCATGCTCGAACGCTTCGGCTTCGCGCGCGCACCAGGGACCCTGTACTACTACGACCGGAGGACATGATGGGCGCAATCGTTCCGTTCCTCCCGACGATCGGCAGCGTGATTGGCGGGATCTTCGGTGGGAAGAAAGCCACTTCCTCTGCGATGAAGCGGTCGCCCGAAGAGGCGATGGCGCTCGGTGGGGCGCAGGGCGCTGGGACCGCGCTGGCTGGGCAAGGCAAGAGCCAGTTTGACCTGGGCACCGGCATGGTCCAGCAGGGCCAGCAAACCCTCGCCCAGCCGACCAACTACTACCAGAAGCTCCTCGGCGGAAATCGTGCCCTCGCCAGCCAGGCGGTCGCCGCTCCGCGTGGGGCGATCACGGATGTTTACAGAGGGGCTGAGCGGAGCTTGGAGCAGGGCGGCGTGCGAGGCGCGGCGCGTGATGTCGCCAAGGGGGAACTCGGCCGGCAACGCGCGGGGCAAATCTCCAGCCTGCTCACAGGGGTGCAGCCAGGCGCGGCGGAAGCGCTCACCGGGGTCGGGCAGACCCAGACCGGGCAGGGGGCTGGGATGGCTGGGCAGGGGATTGGAGCGACCGGGCAGGCCGGGAATATCTTCGCCAATCTGCTCGGGCAAGGCGCGCGGAATCGTGAGTACGGGCGGAGCGAGGGCGAGGCGTTCATGAGCGGGCGTAAGGAAGGCGAGAGTGGCTTCGGTGGGCTGATCTTCGATCTGCTCAAGGGCGTCAAGGGCAAGGGCGGCGGTGTGCTGCCCAGCAAGCAGTCGGTGCCCAACTGGACATCGTGGATGCCGTCGTAGGAGGCGCACATCATGGGCTGGGCAGAAGGACTCCTCGGCGGGTTCACCAAGCGCAAGGGCGAGTACGAAGCCGAGGAACGCCGCTCGGCGGAACTCTCAAGCGCGCGTGAGGCCGACTTCTACAAGCTCCTCCTGGAGCATGGCACGCCCGAGTTCCAGTCGATGGCGGCGGCCGGACTGCTTTCCTCCGCACAAGCCCCGCAGCGCAAGGGCGGCGTGCGCGGGTGGCTTGGCGAGATGGAAGCCAACCCGATGACCGCGAAGATCCGCGAGCTGATTGGCACGCCCGTCACGACTGAAGCGCCCACGATGGGACTGCCGAGCAAGCAGTACACTGGGTATCTATCGACGCCCCCCTCGGAGGAGGCTCCGCTCGCTCAACCTTCGACGGCTGCGACCGAGGTGGGCGCACCCCCTCTCGCAGCGATCAACGCCGCACCGCAGGCTGGAGGGCAGTGGCAGGAGGAGCCCGCGCCGATCACAGGATCGCGCACGGTGTCGAAGCCGAGGCAGGTGCTGATGTCACCTGAAGAGGCAGCGACTGCCACCGCCGCCGGGCAGTACGGCGGCCGTGTGCAGGGCATCATTCAGGCCATCGAGAAGCAGAGCGGGCGGAAATTGACGCCTGATGAGGTGAAGCAGATCGGGCTGGAGGTGTCAGGCTTCAGCAGTGGGGGAGCGGGTGGAGCAGGAGGCGTGCAGTCTATCCCTGGTGAGATGCCTGATGGGTCGCCAGCCTTCGGCGTGTTCGATCGCGTGCCCAACTCACCCACCTATGGGCAGTACATCGATCCGAACACGCGCCGGCCACTCGAAGGGTTCCGCCCGCGCACGACGACCGGATCGACCTCACTCGGCCAATATGCTGAACGGGCGGCTGGGGAACTCGGCTTCCGTACCGCCGCCGCTGCGCGCGCTGCCGGACCAGACGCGATGAAGCGCGTGAACAACCGCGCCGCAGAGTTGGCAGCCGAGGCGGCTGGAGGAGTCACGACGGCGCGCGGCGAGGCGGGAGCGGCCGTCCCCCTCAATACCCAGCAGCGTTTCCAAGCGACCACCGATCTCAGCAAGCAGTGGACAACCGAGCGCACCGCCGGTCGAGAGATGGAACGGCAGTTCAGCCTAATGCAAACCGGCATCACCCGGTACGAGGCCGACCCAATTGGCGCCTCGCAGGCGGTGCTGGTCACCTTCCAGAAGATCCTCGACCCCTCCTCGGTCGTGCGCGAGTCCGAGTACGCACGGTCGCCCCAGGGGCTGGCGCTCATGGATCGCCTCCAGGGGATGTACGAGCGTTACAGCGCGGGCGGCGCGGGCGTGCCCAAGCCCGTCCTCGAAGGCATGGTCGAGACCGCCAAGCAGCTCCTCGCCGGTGTGAAGGGCGCGAGCGATACGGTGCGGCAGCGGATTCAGGACACGGCGACCAGCTATGAGATCGATCCGCGACTGGTGCTAGGGGCCGACATGCCAGCCGCGGCGGTCGGTGTGCCACCTCCAGGCGCTGCCCTGCCGGCTGGAGGTACTGGCCTTGACGCCCCTGCTCCCGGTGTCTTCCTTGACGCCCAAGGCAACATCATCCGCCGCTGATGCCTCCCCAAGATACTCTCCGCCCGGCCACCTACCGCGACCTCATTGCTGCTGAGGCGAAGAAACAGCGAATTGCGCCCGAGCTGGCCTTTGCGCTGGTCGATCAGGAGTCAGGCGGAGCAGCAGGCGCAACCTCTTCTGTCGGCGCCCATGGCTTCTTCCAGCTCATGCCGGAAACCGCCAAGTCGCTCGGCGTGGACCCGTCCGACCCGATCCAGAACATCCAGGGC